TTGACCATTTTGATGTTGAGTAGTCAGCATAACCACCTTTAGTTGTTTTAGTGATTCTGAAGTCCACGCCCTTCAAGTAATCAGTTGGCATTTCTTCCATCTCTGGATCCATGAGTGCCCCTCTGATAATGTTGAAGATCTGAGGTCCAATGATGAATCTTCTGATCGGATTCTCAGGTGTTGTGTCTTCTGCTAGTGGATTCGTTGTGACAAAACCTTGGAAAATGTAACTTTTCTTTTTCCAATATTTTCTGCCCATGTCTTCCATGCTCTTGTCTTTGAACCATGGTCTGACTTCTGTCAGTACTGGACAAGTCTTGCCATACATCTCCATGCATGGTACTTGTACCTGCACTGGTCTGGAGTCAGTCTGACCTTTGATACCTGCGAAAGGCAATTTGATCATGTTTCTTTCAGTCCAGAAAAATGTATTGTTAGTATCCTTATCGGGTAAGAATCTGATCACTGCTTCTGATCCTTCTGCTATGTTCCAATGTGGATAAATGGCGTTGTCTCCGCCTGTGTTGGAAGTGGAGCGATTCACTTCTTGAGATTTTAACTTCGCTCTTATTTCAGCTAATGATGCCATAATGTAAGCCTCCTTTTGTGCCTATGTTTGTTGTTGCCTAAGTGTATATTAGACATATAGTACATAATATACAACTATATTTATCTAATGTCTACAGTTATTATTGGTAATATGGAGTTTTTATTATGATATGTTAGCCAGCGTCTTGATTCTGTCTAATTCTGTGTTGATCGCTTCTGCTTCTTCTTGTGCTTCTGGTTGGTCTTCGTACTTCATTATCTGCGATATTTCTCTTTCGTCTTTACTCATTCTTAATTTGTTAAAATTTTTAGCAAGATAATCCATTGCCTTTTTAGCATCAGTCGTTTTGAATACAGATTTACCATCTTTGTCTAAAACGTCATGTACTGTTTTACCGTCATCGCCTTTGTACATCGACACGTAAGGCTTGATGTCTTCGAAAGTTAAACCTTCGGGAAAACTCTTCTGCATTATTTCTTTTTTACGTTGCATCATAGCCTTAACCATTTCAGGATCTTTTGCTGTGTTTGGATCCATCTGTATGTCTTGTAATGCTTTAAGTTTTGCTTCTTTGTCCTCTTGATCCTTTGGGTCTTTAGCATACTCTTCCACTTTGTCTACGTTGTCAACCCAATTTTCAAATGCTTCGGTTTCTTTTGCTTTGCCTTTAATATCTTTTTTAGGATTGAAATCAGCAGGATCCATCCTAACCTCGTCGGCATATTTTGGATCTGACTGCATTTTTTTGAAATCGTCAATATATCTCTTTGCTAGTTGCACTGCTATTTTTTTGTTTTTGTTGTAGTCTGGACCTGGTTTGAACATTCCAGAACCTTCTTGTTCGAGACCGTCGGCAACTCTAGAAGCAAAGTTTGCCACCCTGTCTTCTTCACCCGTCTTAGTAAGCATTCTTGATGCTATGTCTGACAGTATAGAACCAAGCATTGTGCTTTTGTCTTTGAACTTTGTGACTTTCAGCATCTTGTCTGCTGAATCATCTTTTCTTAAAACTAATTTATTTTCTGGATCAGTTAAGAAACTTTGTACTACAGCACCATGATCGATTTGTGGTTCTACCGGTGCATCGATCGGCTCGTCACCTGGATCCAGCTCGTTGACTTGATCTTCTTTTTTGCCTTTAAGTTGTTGTATCATGTCGTCGAATGTCATTTCTTCATCTTTATTTTCTTTTGCTTTTTCGATTATTTCCATTGCTTTATCAACATGATCTGCACCTACTTCGTCTGTTACAAAATCTGCAATTCTTTTTAAAACTTCTTCTTCTGAATTATCAATTAGCATATTTTCCAATGTACCAAGTATTTCGTATTCTATTTGTATATGTTTTAAACTTCCACCCTTGCCTACAGTGACAACGTCACTTGCTTGTGGTTTTAAATCTTTTAATTCTAGTTCAGCCATCACTCTGCTGATTAATGGGAAAGCATCTTCAACTCTCTTATCCAAGTTTGTCATTGTGAATTTTTCTCTCAATTTGTTCACAGTCTCATCATCTAACACTTGATCTTCTGCTTTCTTGTAACTCTTGCAACTTGATTCATAGTGAGATTGCTTACTAAGATTTCTCATGTACTCTCTTAGATTCTCTAGTTGTAATTTTGTGTTTTCAATGATGTCACCTGCATTGTCGTTCAATTGATCTTTGTGGGAAACATATCTTGAGAATGAATTTAATTTTGCGATGTCTTCTGAAGTCTTTATGATGTGTTCACCAAACTCATCATGTGGTCTTCCACCGTTGGCAACGTGTCTCATCATTGCTCTCGCACCTGCTAGGTGTGTCATTGGATACTTGAATCTCTCACCGTCTTCGTTTTCGATGTAAAGTGATTGTATCTGTCGTGATCTTGCACCTGGTACAGTTTCATCAACCTTACCTTTGTGTCTTATTATTAATTTCGTCTTGTCAAGATTCTCATATGAACGTTTCGCAGTACCTGTTAGGCCTTCGTTGACACCTGCTAATTTTGTAATTCTTGCTAGTTCTTCTGACATTTCATCAGTATTTACCGTTTTGTTCGTATCTGCAAGATTTTCGTAATCCTGCTTCGTTAGGTTGTTTTTAGTGATATCCCTCACATCAAACCTCAACTGATGCTCTACTGCAAAATCCTTTAACTCCTTAAGGAATGCATACCATTCGCCCTTGCTGTCCTCGTCAATCTTATCAACTAGGTTCCGGTTGTAGAACACTTTCATGTTCTCACCGTCTGCAAGTGACACGCTAACCGATCCAAACGTATCGGAATCCTCCTGGAACTCGAATTCAAAAAATACAGCACTCTGTGGGTCTGCCGTTGCGGCACCGTTCTCATCACCTAATCTGATATTAGAAAACTGCGATCTAATTTTGTTGAATAAATCTTGCGAATTTTTAGGGTTCATATAGTGTATTTATTATCCTGTGAATGATCCAAATATCGGCATAGGTGCCAATTCTGATGTCCTATCTGTCCATTTTTCGAATATTTTGGGATCAAAATCTGCCAATACTTTCATCATACGAGTCATTAGTAAGCACGAACTAACAAGATCGTCATGCTGTCCCGGTTTTGCTTTGTAACTCATACCCGAAGCTACAAAGTCCTTGAGTTCGGATATCAGTAGCTGTGAGTTTATTTTCATTTTGTTATTTTCGATTAGTTCTTTAAATTTAGTACAGGCGTCAATCTTGTGTTTTGCTGTTGTGTTAAAGCCTCTCCTAAATTTACGTCTGTGTCCTTTTCTTATTGGTTCTGACAAGAACATTCCCATTATATTCTCCTCGCCTATGTCCATTACCCTTAACAGTGCGGCCTCACCAATTGTGTTATTCTCCATGGAATAAAAAATTTGTGGAGTGGCACTTGAATCTTTTTCCATTATGGAGTCGTGTATGTGCTTATTAATCTGTTGTAAAATTCTTACTTGCTGATTCATTGGTGTGGTATTGTGATGCCATTCACCTACTTGTTCAAATGTTGGAAGTTCAAATACTTGTATTGCCGCATAGTCTCCACCAGTTCCCATCGCTGGGTCAAGGCTTGTTAAGTATGTCATTCCCGGTGTGGGTCTCTTGAACCAACGCACTTGCCCTGTAGTCTCAACTGGCGACGACGCTTCCATGTCCGCAAGATGTATACTGTCTATAAGTGTTTCGTCAAAGATTAAGAATTCACATTCATGTTCCCTTCTGAATCTCTCCTCACCTATCCTCGCCTTTTCAGCGTCTGCCCAATCGTCGTTTCTGTCTGGATGTTCTGACCAGTGTGCCTTCATGGCATAGAAACCATTTGTCCCTACTAACTTGTCATTGCCGTATTCGTCAAATCTCTTGTTTGCTTCTTTCCATATCAAAGCAAACTGATCTTCATCGGAGTTTGGTGTGCTTGTAATCATGCACTTACCACCTGTACTCAATGTCGGAGATAGTGAAGTCCAAAACTCTTTAGCCTTTTCCGGTGGTTGAACGAACGCAAACTCATCACAGTATATCATTGTTAAGGACATACCCCTACCTGTATTTTCTGTTGTGGTGGTAGCCATAATCTTCGAACCGTTGTCAAATTCTATACTGTTCCTGTTGTATTGCGTGACTCCTGCTTTAATCCAGCTAGGTAACATTTCATAAGCATAACGCACCCTTGACATGATGTCAGAGGCACCTGCATATTTGTGAGCCGCGATTAGTATCTGTGAATCAGGCTTAAACATAGCGTACCATATAAGGTATCCAGAAGCACAGGTTGTTTTACCAGTCTGCCTCGGTAACATCGATATACTGAATCTATGAGAATTGTACGCTTCTATTAGTCTTTCTTGATATGGATATGGCTCAAAAGGCATTTCACCTTTGGTTGGGTGTTGTATCTTCATGAAAGTTTTCATAAAATACAATGGACCCGATTTTTCATCCATACACTTCTCAAGTTGTTCGACCTGACTTTTTGAATATTTGTGTTTCTTGTGCGCCTTTTTAATTTGGTCGCTGTCTAATGATACATACGCCATAGTGTAGTATTTAAGGTAAAAAATTACTTAGGAAAAGTAACTTATTTTTTCTCTTTAGCTTCTTTGTCTTTAGCCGCTTTTTTCATCGGCTCTGTCTTATTACCATCTTTGTCTAAGTCGATGTAATCAGGTTTTGCTTTTGTTTCTGCCGCTTTCTGATATGACTCTTTGAAACTGTCATATTGTGCTCTTAGACTGTTAGCAAGATCTTGTTCAGTGATTTTGTCTTCCGCGTATGCCATTGGATTGTCGCCACTTGCAACTTTTGGATAAGTTTTCTTTTGTCTGTTTAGACCACCTGACATAGTGTTTACTAATGTATCAGTGTCTTGGTATTTTGGTTCTTCTTTTTCGTCACCCATGGAATTAGCAAATGTTTCTTCGGCTTTTTCTTCTTCAGGAGCCTTCATCATATCTCTCATCTTAGCCATTTGCATAGTGCCCATTGCGTCGTCTCCGTGGTCCATGTCATGCTGAGGTTCATCTGCACCCATCATGTCGGGTGTGACTTGTTGTACACCTGCTAGTTTTAAGAGTTGCATCATCATTGATGCTTCTTGTGGTGAATCCGTTGTAATTTGTATTGCTTCGTTTACTTGTTTTTTATCTTCGTTTTTCATAGTATCAGTATTTACCATTTCAAAATCGCTATCTCTCAATGTGTGCTCTTCGTCGCCGACTTTAAACTTGTCGCCTGGTTTCATTCCTGCCGCTTTTGCTTTTTGTACTGCATCAGCAAATGCGTTGCCTTCCACAGCTTCTGGATCTTGAGATTGTTGTTCAGAATTCATGTCCATGTCGGCTTTCGCTTCACCGTCATCGTCAAATTTATCATTAACCATTGCCATTGCTGTTTCTATTTCGTATGATCTTGGGAAACTTGCTTTTGCTTTATCTGCCGCCATTGCTCTCAACACGTCTTGTTTTGGTCTTTCTAAATTTCCATCTGCGTCTGTGTATTCTCCAACAACTTCTTCTGCACCGATATGTACATCTGACATTCCGCCAACTCTTTCAGTTTGCACTGCATTGTCTTGTACTTCCGCAGGATTAGTTCTTGACACGTTGTCTACCGCATCTGCTACTAGTTCTGGTTTAGTTTGTGCAATTTCTTCTAGTTTTTTCAAAACGTCGATCATTTCCATAACTTATTCCTTATGCTTTGAATCCTTGAAAAGGATGTGTAGGGACCGGATTGCCTTTTACTGGTCCGGGTCCTGTGTTGATTGGTGATTTAGCTGTTTTGTCGTCTTCGTTTGGCATTACGTCTTGCGTTTTGTTGTCAGTGCCTTTTGATATTTCACCTAAATTTCTGTCTCTGGTTTTTAGTAACTCTCTCATTAGGCTCATGTTGTGTTTGTCACCGTAATGATCTTCTCCTTTGACAGGATGATCTTGGAATTTTTTTTCTACGTCGTCGAGTTTGTTTGCAAATTCTGATTTTTTAGCAACTTGTAAATCATCTTGATATTCTTCTGTTGGCTCACCTGGCTTTCTAACCACAATGTGAGTTGCTGGAATTCTTAAAATATCTGAAAGATATTCTTGCATCATATGAGATGTTGCTGGATAGTTTGTTGTCACGTCAAATATTGTAACAGATTCGTTGCTTAATCTTGGGAAATCAAGAGGCACACTCATGATTGGTGTACTTTTGCCTGCTGACATCTTTGCAAGATCGAATTTTTGTAGTGCTGTTTCTAAAGCATTTTTATCAATGTCTTTAGGCTCACCAGCAATCTTTATTTTATAGTCATATGACTGTGATGCTTCTGCTAGATATTCTTTGAACGTGCTCATATGCAATATTTAGTCTTTTTTCAGTAGTTTCTTCATCAATTCATTACGGTCAGATATGACAAAACCATCACTTTCTTCCACAGCAGGTCCGTCCTTGCTATCCTTGTCTAATTTCTGCTTTTTAAGTTGTAATTCGACCATTTTTAACTTCTTATCAATCTTAGATCCCTTGGCGTCGATGGCGTTACGCAACATTGTACTTGCTACCTCAAATATACGTCCTGAATATCTTGAGTCTACATTCATGCCAAGATCCATGAGATTCTTGTAACTCTCTTCTGCTTCCACAGCCAGTTTATCCAGTTCAAGATCTGACAGCTCACCTAAGCCTTTGACCTGTGGCAAAGCGTTTGCTATTTTGTCAAATTCAGCATAACTCTTTTGTAGATTTGCCTGTGTTTTTGGATCTAAATTTTTAGTTGAAACTGAGGAACCACCATTAGCAGTCTCTTTTAATTTTTTATCTTTTTCTTTTTTATCAACCTCTTTGAATGCTTCTTTTACATTTGGTAAATTAAGTATATCTTCTAATTTTTTTGTCATTGTGTTATTACTTACGTTTGCCGTTATGGAAAAGGTCTTCTTCTGACACTACCCTAAATCTTAATTTGTTCTGTTTTGCATAAGCGTTTGCGGCCTCCCATTTTGCCATGTTCAACACAACTTGTTTTTTCTTTGCGAAACTTTTTCCTGCACCCTCCATTGATATCTGTGAAGCAGGTTTTACCTCGACTATCTCTGCATGTTTTTTACTATTTTTATCGTTGTACACAATGAAGAAGTCCGGAACATACACTGTGTATTTTCCCGTGAACGGATGTCTGTAAGGAATTTTTATACTTTCACTCGCCCACTTGTACACGTTAGGGTGTTCATCACACAGTCTCATGAAAGCATGTTCCCAGCTTGACCTATAGGTAGGTGTTTTTAGTCCTACATACTTTTCAGTATTCTTTGGATAGAATTTGCCCCTTGCGAATCTCGGTAACATTAGTCTATGATGTTTCTTGATACAGTTTCCCTAGTGGTTAGTGTCTGTCTTACTCCCAACCTACTGGATTTGTATCTGTTGGCGTTTAGTATTATAGTGATTAATTCTGACAGTTGTACTTCTGTAGCATGACCCAATTTATCGATGATCTCATGTGGCTTGATGTTATCTATCTTGGCCTGTGCTAAAATGACATATGCTGTGGACTCTGCCGAAGATCTAGCGAAACCTCTCTTTACAAAGAAAGCAACGACTGTGTCATACTCTCCGACGTTGAATTGATATTCAGTTTGGTAGTTAGTGGTCTTTAATTTTTCTATAGTGGTGTCAAGATCGTCTTTATTCTTTGGTGGTAGATTTGTATAAAATTCAGCCATTATAATCCTGCCTTCTCAGTTGCTATCTCAACGTCTTGCGTAGTCCTGTTTATTTTTATATAGCCTTCGGTAACAAGTTTTCTTATGTCTGTCACGGCTTTAGCGGTGTATACATTTTTAACAGTGTCTGATGATCCTGCATATGCTATATCAGATTCACTAACACTTAAACCTGTACGTGAGCCTATATCTTTGTAATATAGGCCTGATGCTATCTCATCTTTTACTGTATCATTATTGTTTACAAGATTAAATGCCTCATCTGCCGAAAGATAATTTACAGTGTCCTGTACCGGTTGTGTAATAACTGTATTATTTTGTTGTGTGTTGTTGTCAGCGGTACCTTTGGCGGTTGCTATTACGGCTCCTGCCGCCACTGCCGCACCTACTGAAAATGCACCCACTGGGTTAGTGATTGATCCAGCGGCCTTACCTACTTCCAAAACACCTTTTTTGGCGAGACCTTTTAATTCTTGTTTAACATTTTTCTTTTTTATTTTTTTTGCATTATTGTAAGTGTTAGACGCCGCTAGTATGGCACCTAAATAATTTGGTTCGTCTTTGCCAAGCTCTCTCATGACAGATCCGATTCCGTCTACAACACCGCCTGGACCAAAAATAGTATTTGTGCCTCCACCTAACACTGATAGTGGAGATGGTTCGTTGTCATAGTTCACTGTTGCAAATCCTGGAACATTGTTCCTGTTTATGACTCCGGCTTTGTATATGACAGTCTCATAAAGTATCTGCATGGTGTTTGCAAGTATTCCTTGCCCATCGGCGGCGTCTAGGTTGTCGTGACTGAAGGACCCTATTACAGGATTAACCAAAGTCATTGAAGTAAACCTTTTTTTATGTAACACGAAAATTTCTATACCTTTAAGGAAAGGTCTACCACGTGCCGCTGGCGTGTCCATTCCAAATTTATTAATTCTTCCACCATCACCCTTTGTGTCTATAGAATCATATAGACTATCTTTTGTAGGTGATACTTCTAACTCTGAGTTCATAGAAACAGAGTCTGCTATGTGGTACTGATAGTACTTTTTCCAGAATGCGTTGACTGTGTCAGCGTGATCGTCATGAAAAGTAATGTTCACTGGATCGTATTGTATACGTGTGGCCGCGTACATTTTTTTATTGTATTGAGTCTTTTCTTCCATGTTTAAATTATATGCTGGAAGGTCACAAGCCTTCACTAACATGTTCAGCTGTAGTCTCTCGTGTGGTTGGAATTTGGTCTGTGCCACTAGGTCGTCTAGGTTGAAAACCACATGGAATAAAAATTTTTGTTTTGGTAATAGCTTATAGGTATCGTCTATATATAATCTAGAGGCGTGCCTGTAGTCCTTCATTCCTGGAAGACCATCCTGAAAACCTTGTAAGAAATTGTTTATGCTTGGCATACTGTTATTTATAGTCACAAAAAAAGCGCCTATAAAGACGCTTTCTCTGTATTATAATTGCTAATTTAATTTTTTATTACTGTCCACCACCAGTACTTAATGTACCTATAGTTCTAGCCACCGCTGTTCCAATACCTGTTCCTTGTGGTGTTTGGATCGCGTTGTCGTATCTTATTGACATCGTTATAGTTGCTGGCTCTGACACGTTGTATGCTAGTGAGTTGTAGTTTACGTTTTCAACATATGCTCCATAAAGTTCCCATGTTTCTAGAACGCTTGGTGCACTTGCTCCGTTACCACCATCTAGCATTTCGATTCTGCCTGTGAATTTGTAGTCTATACCAGATGCCGCTGAACTTTGTTCGAAGAAATCAAACTGTTTCTGTATCTGTTCACCAACCAGCTTAGTCACTGAGTTGTTGACGTCGTCTCTTAAAGTAATTGTTATTGCTTCCCAAGTGTGTTTACCTGCAACATAAACTTTTGAGTTGTACACATCTAGTGTCACTGTGTCAAAAGTCAAGTTAGGTCTTGTTATGTCCATCACTTGTTTTGTAAGTTCTGATCTTGGTGTTGATACTCCAAAATTTTCCAGTATCGCTCTAAAACGATATTGTAGTTTTGGCATCAATAAGCCTTGTGATGCTGAACTTTGATCGTTTGCTAAAGGTACTGTAAATTTTGATAAAGTTGATATTGCCATCTGTTTCTCCTATTTATCCAAAATTATTGTCCTAATTTTGCAATTTCTCCTGTGTTTTTGATTCTTAACGGTATGTAAATGAATTCAACTGATTTGATTGGCTCAATTGCTATATCCACATAAAGTTCATTTCTGTCTACTCTTGTAGTAGTGTTGTTCGTCTCATCACAAACTACTAGGAAGTCAAACAATGCTCTTTGTCCAACTAGTTCTAACAAGAATGATTCGACTGCTTGTCTAATTTCATTTCTCGTTAATTCGTCATTTGGTTCAAAAATAAAAGGTTTAGCAATAGCATCTAATTGTGTTCTTAGATACACTGCCAATCTTGCAACGTTTATTCTATCAAGTGCTGATGATGATGAAACTTTAGTTAAGTTACCAAAGTTTACAATTCCAGCTCCTGAGAAGAAAGTAATTGGATTTACTTTGACTTCATGCATTGAATCTCTCACTGACTCCGTTACAGATATTGCTTCAAACTCTCCTGTTGATGCCTCAATATAACCAACTGAAGTAGCATTGTCAACAAGACCTCTTCTAGTTCCTGCTGGAGCAAACCATGGGAAAGCTATGCTATCGTTGTTTGCCAATGTTCTCATCATCATGTGACTCGGTGGAACAACAATTTGTTTTCCTGTGTTATCTGTAGATAATCCTGAAGGATAAAACACGCCCAAGTATTCACTTGAACTTATTAGTCCGTCTTCACCGTTGTCTAAAGCTGACGCTGTGTTGTTAGCCCAGTTTTGGATTGCTGTTGATGTTCCTTCTAATCTTAATGGTGTGTCACCAACTATGAACGCTGTGTTGTTTCTGTCAGTGTTCAGGTTGATCATGTTTGAAATCAACTCTGGGTAACCAGGTACAGCAATAACATTGTAACCTCTCTGGTCTTCTCTTACTGCTTGGTTAGTATCGATCTCTGATTTAAGTTGTTCAACAATTACTTTTCTCTGCGATTTTCTTCCAAAAGATCCAGAGCCGTCAGCGTTGTTACTTGATTTTGTTACCCATCTGTCTGGGAAGTAACCAGCAACAGATTCATTCGATGCTCTGATGTTACCTAAACCAGCCGATCCTGAACCTGGATATTTTGTAGTGTTGATGTAATCGTTTTTGTATTCTTTGACATTGTAACCAGAACGTCTAGTGTTGAAAAGTAATATTCCTTGTGGATATAAACTTGGGTCTGGAGCATCTGGGTCTAAGAAACCATCGCTCAATAAGTCTTTAATTGAACTTTGATCACCAGCCTGAGTGCTTCCATTAGCGTTCTTCTCTGTGGTTGTTTGCCATCTTGCATCAGCGAACACAACTCCGTCCTCGGTTGTTTGGTCAGTGTTGTCAACCAATTCCCAAGCCGCACCAGTTGTTGTTACTGCAACCTGGTTAGCTGTGTTTGTTGAGCTTAAAGTTGCCGCTGTGTTGTATTTGTAAAGTTTTGGATAGTTTTCTAAGTCGCTAGTATCAATCCATAAGTCGTTTGTTACAAGTGGTGTTCCATCTGATTGTGTAGTTGGAGCCGTTGCACTAAACTGTGGACCTTCTGGATCTGTGCTTGAGTATGCTGTTAGATAACCCACAAAAGTTGTTCCGTTATGTGCCATGATGTCAGCTTCTAATGAAGTGTTGTACCATAATGTTCCGTCTGCCGGTTCGTTTGTTGGTGCACTCATTGAAGCAGTGTAACTCAATCTCTTGAAGTTACTTGCCATGATACCTGTGTTTGCTGTTGAGTCAAGTGATTCACCAGTTGGTAGGTCATACAAGTTGTCGATCAACGTTGTGCTGTTAGCTGTGTATGTTCCATAACTGTGTGCCGTAGTTGCACTGAATCCTGCATCTGCTAATGGTGTTCCTAATGTATCAAACATTCTAAATTCACCACCCAGTTTGTGTTTAATCTGAATAGCACCTGTAAGTTCACCTGATGTGATAACAGATGCTTCTAGGTTTGTAAATCCTGCTGTAGAAAAAGCAGTAACAAAATCATCCGCGTCACCCAATGTACTACCATCTCCAGATATCATTGTAAC